CAGAATTTAATTCTATAATTTATTATTTATTTTATTTATTATTTTTATTTACAGAATATAATTCTAATTTTAAATTTTAATTTTATTTTACAGAATATAATTCTATATTTTTAATTTAAACTAATTTAATAATTAATAAATACTGAATATATATAATTTACTTTTATATTTTTCTATTAAATTGATGGTTTTATATAATACTTAATGATTAACTTTTAAATAATGATGGAATTACTTAATTAAAAATTTTTAATTAAGATATTTATGATGATTAAGCTTAACATTAATATTAAGATAAATATATATACCTTAATTATAGCATGATATGCACTATCGCCCCCTATTTAATAGTTAAAATATAATAGTTAAATATAATTACTGAATATATATAAAGATTTATTTAGTTTATATATAATAATGGAGTCAATATTTATGATTTATAATTTAATTTCTATAATTTATATTTCTTTAGTTTTTGTAATTCAAAATATAGTAAATAATAATATATTCAAAGAATTAGATAAACTTCAAATTGATAATAAAAAATTATTGAATGAAATAACAGTTCTTAAAATTCACAATTCAAATATAAATGATACAATAATCAATATCGTTAAAACTATACCATTCAGAGGAGAAGAATGGATACACCTCATATTAAAAGAAGAATTGGATAAAAATATGAAACGATGGGAAGAAACAGCATCAAAAGAAAAGAAAAATAATGATGTTGAATTAGATAGTTATATTAGACGGTGGGCTGATGGTCTTGAACCTAATAACGACGAAGATACTAATGTAGTTGAATACAATAGTGAATCTGAATAAAATATTATAATATTTAATATGTATATATATTATAATAATTTTTAACTCATAACAATATCAATAATATTAAGAGCATGTTTTTTAATTGCTTCTAAAATTGCTTCATTCTTTTTGTGTTTATTACTTTGTATTTTATCACCAGCTTGTTTAGTTAATGATTCAAATTGTTCGTCAAGATTATTAGATTTAGATTTAGATTTTTTACTTTGTATTTGGTCATCAGCCATTTTAAATAAAAAGTCAATATCATCATTTGAACGACGATGTTTATTTTTTGGAATTTTTGATGTTTCGATTTCGTTTAATAATTTATTCAAATCGTCAAATGTTTTGGATTGTTTCAACATCTGTTTTTTGGGTTCTGGTTTAGGTACTGGTGTTGGTTTAGATGCTGGTACTGGTTTAGGTGTTGGTTTAGGTGCTGGTACTGGTTTAGGTGCTGGTGCTGGTTTAGGTTTAGGTTCTGGTTTAGGTTTAGGTTCTTTAATTACCTTTGGAGCCTTTGGAGGTTTTTCTTTTTTGATTGCTTTAATCCTTTCGATTTCTTTCTGAGGTATTCCATAGTAACCTTCTGCAGTTTTTTCTCTTAAATATACATAATTATCGTGATCAATTTTATTTGATTCTAATAAAGTTACTAGTTGTTTAAGTATCGCCTTTTCAGTTCGATCACTTTGTTCGTATTTAACATTTGGTAAATACTCTTTCTGCGCTTTTGGTGGCATTATTATTTATTACAATATATTATATATAATTCTTTAAGTTTATATTAATTATTCAAAAAGTCAATAAAAATAAGAATAACTAAATTAAACTTTTTGAATAAAAAACTCTTAAATACAAAATTGGAATATTCCAAAAACAGGCTTAAAGGTTTATTTACTTAATATATATAATGGAAAGTGAATACCCAAATATTGAAGATTACCTTAATATTCTTGATAATGAATATAAAACTGCACTTTTTTATGAAGAGTTCAGAACAGGTAAACATGTCTATTCTAAAAAATATTTATACGGATTCGATATGGATGACAATAACCGTATGTTATGGTCAGAGATATCTCCAAAAACAATTATGAATGATATATCATCATTTTTAGATATGACAATGAAACATTATTTTAAATGCACTACTCTACCAAGCAAAGAAAATTTACAAAAATTATTAAAAGCTACAAACAGAATGAGCTCTGATAGTAAACTTAAAGGGATTTACAATAGATATGAAGCCGAAATCATTGACGATACATTCATGGAAAAACTCAACCGAAAAATGCCCCATCATTTACCAATTGCTGAATGCAATAAGATAGATTTACGTACGGGAAAGATATCTCCACTTTCTAAAAAAGATAAGTTTACATTTGCTTGTCCGGTTAAATACACCAAAGAAAGACCAGAAGAATTAATGAATATGTTAAGAACAATTGCATGTAATAAAGAAGACGAATTACAATATATTCAAAAAATATTGGGCTATGGATTAACAGGACATATTGATAGCCGTGTTTATTTTATATTGTTTGGAAAAGGGTGTAATGGTAAGACTGTTCTATTAAACCTTATGTCAAAAATATTAGTTAATCAATATCAATCAGTTTCCAAATGTGTATTCATCAACAGTAATACCGGAAAAACAGGTGGTTCTGAGGTTTTACAATTAAAAGATTGTAGAATGGCTACTTTTTCTGAGACCAATGCTAATGATGAATTGAATGAAGCCATCATTAAAATGATTAGTGGTAACGACCCTATCACAGCTAGAGGATTGTACAAAGACCCAATGACATTTGTTCCAATCTGTAAATTAATTTTATGTACAAATTTTAAACCAGATTTCAATGCTAATGATAAAGCTAATGTGGACCGTGTTCGTTTGGTTCCATTGAATGCCAGATTTGTTGAGACACCATCCAAACAGAATGAATACAAAAGAATTAATGGAATCGATAAACTAATTGAATCAAAATATTTAAATGAATTTTTCTCATGGTGTGTCGACGGTGCTATTGAATATTATAAGAATCCCGAGTTTAATCCAGTTGGTGAAATATTAGAAGCACAAAATGAATACATTCGGGAACAGTCAAATATCTCTAACTATATCGAGGATACTTATGACTTTTGTGACGAGAGTAATTTGGTATTAAAGACAGATGTCAAGACCAGTTATGATTTATGGTGTCGTGAAAATGGTGTAAAACCTATGAAGATGGGTGTTCTATATAGTGCATTTGATGACAAATTTGGTAAATCAATAAAGTCAGGTGCTAAAGATACTAAGAACAAGTGGGTATATAGAGGATTAAAACCCAAGATAGAAGAACACGATAACGATGAACATCTGGAAGTTTAATTTATTACATATATAACTATCTAATATTATATTTGAATAATATAATATTTCATAATTTGTACTATATGGACTCACATCCTAAGTATGATTTTTAATTAATTTGTTTATTTCTTTGACTTCTTTTTTAATTTTTTTTATTTTTTCTTTCATTACAACATCTGTTGTTTTTCTAATACGATTCATTGGTGTATCTTCATCGCTTGAATCATCATCACTACTTGAAACTTCGTTGTTTACACTTCCAGACATTGGACCTTCGAACATTTGTCTTAAAAGCATTTGTTGCATAGGTGTTATAGGCTTTTTTCCAGACATATTTTATATATTATTCTATAATAAATATTATTGTTTAATTGTATTTAATTTTTTAGGAAAACTTTTATTTCTTTAGTTTCATTTTTTATTTTTAATAATTTGTCTTTCAAAACAGAATCAGTTATTTTCTTAACTTTTTCTAGTTCATATTCACTTTCGCTATCTTCTTGTTTCTTTTGTTTTTTATTTGATTTCGTTGGTTTAACATTAGTCTGACTACGATTGTGTTTTTTATGTTCCATTAAATATTGAAATACAAATTTATAAGGTATATCGGTTAATGCTTTTGATTTTAAAAACTCTTTTAATTTTGTTGGATTATTATTTAATAAATCATATAAATGATATAATTCTGTATAATCTGCTTTATCTTCTATTTCGTGTCGTTTAATAACATCTTTAGTTGATATATAATCAATATAATCAGGTTTATATAATGCATCCAATGGACGATCTGTATAATATTCTTCGGCAGGAATATTTTTAAAATATAAAACAGATATAGATGGATCTCCATAAATATCATTAGCAAACTTACGAGATATTTCATAAACTTCTTTTAAAGTTAAATAGGGATTTAAATTTTGAAACCATCCGGTTAATGTTTCAAAATCTGGAGGCCAATATAATTCTCTATTTTCAGCCATCATTTCTGTAATTATTCTTTTTGTTTTATAAATGCTCATAATTATATATAATATATAAAAATGTGTTTAAATCGGTAATCTTATTAATTCTGACTTTTTGAATTCCAAACACTCTTCTGCATAATTTTGATTACTATATATTTTTACAACTTTGGTATTATATACCTTCCTATAACCTTCTTCAGGATCTGTATTTATAAAATATATTGAATTACCTGAATCTGTTTTTATATCATCAAACTTATCAAAAAGATTATCATGTCCTTGTATAATTAAATTTTTAATGTATATACCATCATTTAAAACAATAATTAAATAATATTCTTTACCGGATTCAGAAAATGTTTCATTTTCATCATTTTTAACCCATCCTCTACATTTATCATTAAAACAATACATGCCATAATATTTATATCTTTTATTGTGTTTAACATATCGAATGTGTCCTGCGTTATTACCTATAATTTTTGATTTTTGTATATAAATTAAATCAGAAGTATTATCAATAAAATATTTACATTCAACAATAATACTTTTTCCATACAAATCAATTGGAAATAAATCAGCAACAGATTTATTTTGCATACTCGTTTTAATTTTTTTATATTTACCATCTGAAATGTCTTCATATTGTTTGATTTTATTGATAGGACTAAATATTGTGTCACTAAATTTTTCATCGTATTCTCTTATTTTATTCATTGCTGTAATTATTAGTTTTGAATTAGCTACAACCCATTTTTCGAAAGCTATTCCACGACCACCATTATTATCCATATATATTTTATCAATTTGAAGTATTATTTCATCAAATTTAGCTTTTTCTATTCTTTTACTATTTTCTCTTTGATTTTCATATTTTTTTATTTCTTTTCGTAGTTGTTTTTCTTCTTTTTCATTTTGTACATTATGTTCAATTATATCATCATCATGTGAATTAATATCATTAATTAATTTTTGAGCTTCATCAATTAGATCCTGATTAGATACAGGTACAAGTTGAGCATCTACATCACGGTATGGTTTATATGGCGACACCAACCTAGTTTCACCACCTCCTCCACCACCTTCTTCATCATCCCTAATCATGCCTCCAATCATTTGCCTCATTGGTCTATACCCTAAACCACCTCTTCCATGTGGTACAAATGGGTTATACCCACCATTCAATAGTATCATAAATTTTTGCATATTATTATTTATAATATTATTTAGCAGTATTCGTTTATATTCATTTTATAGGTCTTAAAATCTCCAAAAATCCAAAAATTCCAGAAAAAAGGCCGTTTCTGAAACTTACTCTAGTATTATATTCTCATGAACACTTTATAAAAATAGCCTTATTTTTGGAATAATTAGAATATTGGAATTATTAATATTTTATTATTATAGAGAAACAGAAAAGTCAGAAAACTATTTAAATTAATATTAATATTAATAATTAATAATAAAATGGATAATATTAAAAAGGCAATAATAATCGCGAGACCGCATTTGAGTAAACAAAGTATTAGTACCTACATGTCAATACTTAAAAATTTATACATTAACGTGTTTGGTGATGTATCTGACATCAGTCTTGATAAATTTAATGATACCGATAAGATTTTAAACCATCTGAAATCATTGGAACCCAATAAGAGAAAGACTGTATTATCAGCTTTGGTTATTCTTACTGATAAAAAAGATTACAGAGACCAGATGTTAAATGACATCCAATCTTACAACGAAGAACAACATAAACAAGAAAAAAGTGAAAAACAAAATGAATCGTGGGTAGATAGCTCTGATATTAAAAATATCATCGACCACATTAGTAAAGAAATTAATCATATATATAAAAAGGATGCTTTAACCATGGGAGATTTACAGACTATTCAAAATTATATTATATTGTGCTTACTCGGAGGAATATATATTCCTCCAAGACGAAGTAAAGATTATGTTGATTTTAAAATATCAGAAATTTCAAAAACAAAAGATAACTATTTGAATAAAAACAAATTAATCTTCAATTCTTACAAAACTGCCAAGACGTATGGGCAACAAGAAATTACTGCTCCTCCTGAACTGCTTAAGATTCTTAGGAAGTGGATTAAGATTAACCCGACTGATTACCTATTATTTGATAATAACAAGCAACAATTAAGTAATGTAAAGCTAAACCAACGACTGAATAAGATATTCGGTAATAAGAAGGTTGGTTGTAATCAGCTTCGTCATACATATCTATCTGATAAGTATCAATCAACTATTAAAGCTAACAATGATATGGCTAAGGACTTATCCGACATGGGCTCATCTATTATTCAAGAAAAGATATATATCAAGAAAAACTAAATCTAACTCTAATTATTATTTATTATTATTTTTTATCAATAATATTAATTAATAATTCCAATATTCTAATTATTCCAAAAATATAGCTATTTTTATAAAGTGTTCATGAGAATATAATACTAGAGTAAGTTTCAGAAACCCCTGTTTTTTTGGAATTTTTGGATTTTTGGAGTTTATTTGCTATCATCATCAGTTGAACTATCAGTTTCGTATTCTGATTTCTTCTTTGATGTTTTCTTCTTAGTTTCTAGACGTGGAATATTCTTAAGAAACTCGCCTAAATTATAGTACTCTAACCATCCTTTGCGATACTTCTTATCTCGTGCTACTCTTCCACCTGTTATAATCAATGGTCTAAGTTGAACACTAACGGCGTCATTATATACGGCTTTCAATTCATCTTTATCCAAATCAGATGACCATTCATTCATGATAGCTGTTTGCTCCCTTTTACTTCCTCCTAAATCCAATAGAACCAAATAACTGCTATTTTTACGTACAAACTTAGGTATGTCATAATAAGATTGAGATAAAAATATAACAGAACAGTTCTTCTTACGTGCTCTCATGTAATACTCTTCTACATTGTTAAGGTTTTTAGATAATACAAGATCATCCCATACTACTAAATGATTATATTCCTTGTCCATGTCGTCGAGCTTAGGCGTATTAGACATACCCTCTTTAATTTGTATTTGTTGGAATTCACCTGATAAATAATTATATAGTGGTTCATCTTTGTTACGAGTGACAATTGTAATGTCAGCAAATGTACCTTCACCTGCACTGAACACTTTAATTAAATTCAATAAGAAGTTTGTTTTACCTGTTCCTGATGGTGCAACAACACACATTCTAAATGGTATCTTAATATTATGAAGATGTTCATTAGGGTTCTCTACTTTATCTAAATATTTTTTAGGAATTACATCGTAAAAATTGATGATTTCAGATGTACTACTAGTTACTTTTTTACTTTTTGGTGGCATATTATAATATATATACTTAGTCTTTATTGTTTTTCAAACAATATTTTTATATAAAAATTAAAATACATATTATTATATAATATTAACAATGGCAGTATACAATCCACCAACAGAAGATTTACCAATCTTTGATAATAACGTTTTTACATCCGGTAATGAAGTACTTACCGTAGATGTAGCTAATAATAACTATTTAAAGTTCCCAATTGCTCAGGGAGCGGAGACATTGACAGACATTACAGTTCTAGGAAATGCTACATTTCAAAGTAGTATGACTATGGTCAGCGGAGCAATTAGCACCGCTCCTATTGTCGTAGCGGATGTATTTCCAACACCAACACAAACAGCAATTATATCATCATCGCAATTATCATTTATAGACAGTACAACAACAAATATATCATCGTTAGATGATACGCAATTATTAATGTCCTCAACTGCAACACCTGCGTCTGTAGATATAAAAAATTTTGGTATTACATTATCAGACTTAGGCGGGTCTAATATATTAGATGCGGACGGTTGGAGTGGTAATATTGCATCAGTAAATACTACGACAAACCTTACACATTATTTAGGGTTTTTTGATAGTAGTTCAACGGGGAGCGGAAAACCGCAGAAAAATGCATCTTTATCTTGCAATCCATCAACTGGAACTATTACGGCAACAACTTTTGACGGAAGTTCTTCTACAATAGCAATAACGGATACTAACGATGCCGCTATATTCTATCCAACATTTGTATCTGCATCTGGTAGTGGTCAAACCTTACGAGCGGATATAACCGCTTCACCGCTTCAATATGAACCATCACCTGGAAGAATGACTGTAATAACTTTGAGAAGCGATTATCTCGCTCCAACCAGTTCTGTTTCTGCTGTTGCTTTATATACCGGACTTTCTACTGGTTCTATATCGATAATGCCTACCCAATCATCAGGGTCTCTAAATATAGGTAATACTGCCGTTACATCGGGGTTATGTAATATGAGACCTCCTCTCGTATTATCAAGACAACTACAAACTACAAACTCAGCAACATATCCACCAACTGTCGCTACTCATTTAGGTTTCACTACTCAAACATTAGGTTCGTCATTCACAACAACCGCTTTATTAGCGAGCACCAATACTAATTTAATGTCATATGCATTTACTTCAGCAAATTACGGGACATATCTATTTACAACACATGTAACAATGGTACCATCAGCATTTACAACTAATCAGGCAATTATAGGAGTAAGTAATACATCATTAAATACAAATACACCTTTTAACGACCTTCAATCACCTAACGTCTCAAGTGGTTCGGCGCATTTAAATGTTACATGTGTAATACCAATTTATAGCGCTCAAACTATATATTTAGTTGGTTTTATGAATGGATTTACAGCATCAGTTAATAATGCTTTGACACATTTTACATATACAAGAATAGCGTAATAGCTATTACTTAAAAAATAAATTATATAATATATTATAATATTAATAATGGCAGTATATAATCCACCAACAGAAGATTTACCAATCTTTGATAATAACGTTTTTACATCCGGTAACGAAGTACTTACAGTAGATGTAGCTAATAATAACTATTTAAAGTTTCCATTTGCTCAAGGAGCGGAGACATTGACAGACATTACAGTTCTAGGGGCGAGTACATTTAACGGAATTGCTAACTTTAACTCAGGAACTAATTCTATAATAGTAGATCCTTCACTAGCAAGTAGTACCATAACATTAACAGATGGTACGACAACTAATACATTAACGCAATCTGATTGGACAGGAACAATTAAAACTGTCAATACGCTTGCAAATGCAACACATTACCTAAATTTCTCAGATAGTGCATCAACAGGGCAAGGTAATCCACAAAAGAACGGCTTTTTAACATGTAATCCATCAACAGGAACTATAACTGCGGGAACATTTTCAGGTGCTTTATCCGGTAATGCTACATCATCAACAACAACAACAACTATAACAGTTACTGATAATAACGGTGCAACTACATACTTCCCAGTATTTACAAATGCTTCCGGAGTAGCTAGAACTTTAAATATTGATAGTGTAAATAGTCCATTAACATATGTTCCAAGTACAGGAACATTATCATGTCCAGTATTTGCTGGTTCTTCCAACGCCGTTGCTCTAACTCCTGACAATACAGCTGGTTCATATTATATTCCATTTAGTAAAACAGTAGCATCGACAAATAATACATTATATATCGATAATGAAGTTGTCACGCCGTTAACTTATAATCCGTCTAATTCAACGTTAGCTGCTACAACTTTTAGTGGTAATTTGTCCGGTAATGCAACAACCGCAACAACCGCATCTACATCACAAAATATTAATGTAACCGCTACATCACCTGCAACAACTTATTATTTAAATATGACTGCATCTTCGTCTGGTGCTATATTACCGGTTTATGGTAATTTAGGTTTATCATATAATTCTGGGACTGGTGCATTAACTGCTACATCATTTACAGGTGCTTCTGCAAGTATAGTAATAACTGATAATGTTACTAATACAACATTTTATCCTGTATTTACTAACGCTGTAGGAACTACACAGCTATTAAGTATAGATAGTATTTCAAGTCCTTTAACTTATAATCCTTCAACTGCAATATTTACTACTAATAATATCGCATTATTAAATGCAACATCATCAATTACATCATTTACTGCCGGTGTTTTAACATTAGATGGTAATAATGTATCATATAGAAATTATAACTGGGTTGTTACAGGTGCGGCTAATGTAATGGGTGGTTTAACAGTGAATAACGGTCGTGTTAATGGTACATACAAGGTAGCTATTACAAATAACGGGACGCTTTCATTGACGATTAATGCTTCTGGTTTAGGAGGAAACGTTAAAACAAAATTTACAACAAATGTTGTTATTCCTAACGGTGGATTTGGTTTTATGACAATTGATTGTATTACAATGAATGCAACAACTACATTTGTTGTAGATGCGTACGTTGTTGCATAAACATATATATTGTTACAATAATAATAATGTTAGAAGATTATAGTAATCCTAAAATAGTTTATAAAAAAGCACGTGATATATTTGGTCCACATGTGATTATACAACCATCGACCAGAAAATCAAAAAAATATATGTTGTTAAAACCCGATGGTAAATGGGTTCATTTTGGTCATTATGGTATGGAAGATTATACTAAACATCGAAATTTAATGAGACGTGAAGCATTCAGAATAAGAAATCATAATTGGGCTTACCAAGATATATTTACTCCAGCTTCATTAAGTTATTATCTCTTATGGTAAATAACTATAATTATTATTATAAAAACTAATTTAGGATTTATAATAATGACAACTGATATAAATATATCGACTCCTAAATCAATCAGTACTTTAACTGATATAGAAACAGGTACAAACTTCTGGTATTCTGATGTAGAATCCATATTAGAAAAAATTAGAAAAAATAGTGTAATATTATCACATCATCATAAGAAGTATTACATATATCTAAAAGAAAGACTAAAATATTTTAGAATTCCTATTATAGTATTATCATCTATCAATACAGTATTAAGCATAAGTCTTGATAAATATACCCAATATTCTAGCATCATTATATGCGGTATAAATTTGATAGTAACAATTATTAGCAGTATTGAACTATTTTTAAATATTCAAAAACAAATTGAGAATAATTTAATCCTACAATCTGGGTTTTATTCTCTGTCTATTAATATCTATAAAACTTTACAGTTAAATAGGACAAATAGGACAGTAAAAGGACTTGATTTTCTTAATGAATGTTTCGATGAATACAATCGGTTATTTCACTTAAGTACTCTACAATCTATTAAAGACAGCTTGACACCACTTGAAAAGGAATTAGAAGACTCTGAGACTCCTAATAGTTCAACTATCCATAACGAAACTAATATATAAAAATTAATTCTGTATATGATTATAATAAATGGTAAAAAAAAATTATAATGATATTGAAGCTCTCGATGATGAAGACATATACGGTGAGGGAGTATTTGATACGATGCAAAATGTATACAATAAAACAGTTGAAAAAGTAGGAGATTATGCTAGTACTGTATTGCATGGTAGAAATGACTATCCACCAAAGGTCAGAGAATTAATTAAAATACATGGAGATAAACGTATTACTCGTATCACCATCGACAGGACTCCTGTTCCTAGTGTTTTGACCAGTGCTCTTAATGCTGTATCAATGGGTGCATTCAAAGAAAGATTCGATAAGTTACCTTACGATAAGCTTTTCCATTTAAGAATGGACTTAACCCTAGCTGATAATACCCATTTAGCCGTAGAAAAGAATGAAGTGATTAACATGTATTTGAAACCTAAAAAATTAAAAGGGTCCGAACAAATAGATGTGACTTTTAGAGAGTCTGATATTACCCTTAATAAACTATTATCCGGTGGTCAATCGATACAAAAGGCTAAATGGTTCGGGTATTCCGCAAGTAGTAACAACTGTCAGGATTTTATTTTAGCATTGTTAAATGGTTCACAACTTGGTAATGAACAAGATAGACAATTTGTTAAACAGGATACATCTACATTATTTAAGGGTGATTCTTTCTTACGTAAGTTCTCTAATACTGTAACTGATTTAGGTGCTAAAGTAAATGAGATAACTACAGGAACCGGAATTGGTGATGACGAAAGCTGTATACAAAGTATTGTGTTCGATAAAAATAGCTGGACAACTAAAAAAGCAATTAAATGGCTTACTAAACATAATTACACTGGATTAGACGTCGATGAGAAACCAAATACTTTAAGATTTAGACAGATTGAACCATGTAATAGCTTTACATATATCACTAAATCATTACCTAATGAAATAGAACTTGTTATTGCATTTAAACACAAGAAGGTAAGTAATAACAATATGAATAATAAATTTACAGGAAGAGGATGTAGTGATTTGGTACACATCGATATTGGTTCACATAATGCTAAAGGTAATATTAGCGGTGATGGTATCAGAGGAGGTAACTTAGCTTTGATGCAATTAATTAACAACTACAAAAAAAGAGAGGATGAAGATCTTAAAAAATCTATGAAGCAATTCTATAAGGATCGTAATGAAGAACTTACTGCTTTAGAAAAGAAGGTCAAAGCCCTTCCTAAGTACGGTAAACCATTGTCAGGAGGAGGACTTAAAAAAGGTTCACTTGAAGCTAAGGAACATATGGCTCGTATTCGTGCTATGAGGAAAACCAAATAATTATATTTTCTTATTTTATTTTACTCTTTTTTACTAATAATAAATAATTATATTCCAATATTCCAATTATTCCAAAAATAAGGCTGTTTTTATAAAGTGTTCATGAGAATATATTACTAGAGTAAGTTTCAGAAACGGGCTTTTTTTTGGATTTTTTGGATTTTTGGAGATTTTTGGAATCTTGAAAGTGTTTTAAGAAAATATTTACTATATATATTACAATGAAATATTATATATATAAAATATATGATAACAATAACACCGATGAGTTTTACATCGGATCTACTAAAAATTTCAGTTCACGAATGAGCCACCATAAGAAGAACGTTAGGAACAAAGTAGGAAAATTATATTGGTGTAAAGTTTATCAATATATCAGAGCCAGTGGAGGGTGGGATAATTTTACGAAAATTATTATAGAAGAAGGAACATGTGAAAATATTAAATTTATTAAACAAAAAGAGCAACATTATATAACCATTCAAAAGCCATCTTTGAACTCGATAATGTCGTGTATATCTAAAGAGATATTTCCTAATGATATTATAAAAAAGGTTCCTGATTCTACTAATGATATTAAGGAAAGAACAAATATCGATATTTGATAAAATCAAAAAGTCTCTTATATATCATATATAGATATTTAAAAGATTATTTACTTGATATATTAATAATATGACCGAAGAAGAATATAAAGTAATATCTCCGATTTTACCAGAGGTAATATTTAATGATTCATCGATGCATGCATCTACTATTACATGGAGAACTGATATTAAAGAAGAACCTATCAATGATTACGAGAAGGATATGATAAAACATACTAAAAACCCTTTGCAATTATTGGAAGAAGAGAAGAACGAAAAACCAGTTGAACTTTCTGATGAACGACGTGAAAAAATTAGACGTAAAGAATATATTACACGTGTTAAAGTAATTGCGTTGCACAATATGGGTCGTCATCCGTTGTATAATGCATCTTATTTATCAAATCGCGACAAACAAACACTAATCAAACATATGGAAGACGTCATGAATATTGATGATGCTGAAATTTTAAATAAATTTAATAATATTTGTAATGATGTATTGTTCAATACAGGAGCGGATATTAGTTCATATCCTGTTTATTACGATGTTTAATTAAATTATATTTTTACAATAATAAATTTATTATTATTATATAAATATATATTTTCTAGTTATTCTTATAATTAAAATAATGAGTGGAAAACCAAACCGTTACGCCTCAGATCCTGTAAAAAATAAGGATCAATATATGGAAGCGTTAGCATTACGTGCTAGCATCGATGATATGAATCTTCAAGCAAACAAAACATATAAAGCAACAGGACAGCTTCCTCCTGTGTCACAAATGCCTGAAACTAGAACGACTACTGAAATTCTAGCAGATAATGAAAGACTTAAAATTGCCCTTATTAAAGACTTAGAACCTGTCGGTGATTCCCAATTTGCTCAATATGTAATACAACGCATCCAGAACTCACCTCTTAATATAACTGGAAGTTTATTTACATACTTTGCTCAACGTGCTCCTGAGATTGTTATTCAACTTAAGAAACTATATAAATATAAAATTAGAGGTGATTCAAATGATGTCGAAACAATGGCAAGTTTTATAGAGGATATGTTTTCTAAAACAAAATCGATGACATCTTCTGTATCGTCGTTCTTTACACAAATAGAAAATAAAAAACATACTATGTCTAAATTAAAAGATTTTGAAGAGATATATAGTTTGTTTAAAGATATTGCTAGAAGAATATCATTAAAAGCTAAACCATCAAGTGCAATTGGAAGGAAGTGTAATGATATTGCTAGCGGATTACAATTATATACACAATTTTTATCTAATGATCAAATAAATAAAATTGTAATGATTATGTCGAATGATAACGCTCAAGGTTATGCGTATAAAATAGGTACAGATGATAAAAACAGACTTGATGAATATTACGATGTATTTAAACGATACAACGAAATACTTGAACAATTCCCATCATCAGATAGATTATATACACTATTACAACAATTAGACCAAACAATTATAAATAAAAATGATGATTTAACTAATAGAATATTAACAGAATTTTTAGGATTATTAAATATGATTGGTGACATATCTGATTTAATTATTGAATTAAGAAGAATAGGAGATGATTTACATCGTTATTATGTTCAACCAAGAGATTTAGATGAAGAAGTAGCAGAAGCATACTTTAATGACCCAAATAATCCAAGATATGAAGTTGAAGAAGAAGATAATGATGACAATGTTGAAGATGTACCATTAGCACCAGCACCACCACCTCCACCACCACCAGGACCAGCACAACCAGGACCTCGACAGATAGCATTACAAGAACGAATTGATGAAGTAAATATAGCTATAACAGATTTACGGGATGAAAATAATCGTAAAAGAAACACAGTACGAGATTTAATGACTCAACAACAAACAAATATAATTGTTAATAGAATTAATAGATTAAATGATGAAATATTAGATAACGAACGAGGTATTCAAATGCACGATCAAGCTATACAAGAATTAACAACCCAATTAAATGAAGCAATAGCAACAGGAGAAGGATTTAAGAAAAGAAGAGGAAGACCACGAGGGTGTGGAATCGTAAAACAAAAACCATATTCAGAAAGTGTCAAAGCACATACATCATACGATAAAGGTATTATGGAAAGTCCTAGATTTGTTAAGTTTGGTAAATATCTAGTCAATAATCATAAGCTTAATAACGATGATATATTTGCACTAAAACATTCATCAGGTGGAACCATCCAAGAATTCCCAAGTGTCAGACTATCAAAACATTTAAGTAATGTAATTAAGAAAATGGTGGGTGGTGGTGTTCCATCATATAACGACCTTAATAATTTATCTGAACCTGAAAAAGTATATCTTCATAAAGTAGCTAAACGTTCTAACATCGTCGATAAATTCAGCATACCAGCACCGGACAAAGACCAACAAGAGAAAGACATCCATGAATTTGAGGTTCTAAAAGGTGAAATTATGGCAGGTAATGATAGCAAGGAACTAATTAAAAAGTTCAAACTTCATTTAATGAAATTATCCAAAATGGGTTCACTACCTAAAAGAGAAGTATCTGAAGTAATGGAAGAACTTATCCAGATGGGTTATTAACAAGTAATGATCAAAGGTTATTAAAAAAATAATTAAAAAAATGGTTTCTATTAATAATAACTAATGTCAACAGCTGGAGTATATAACTATCACCCAAAGGTAACACATCCTAATAAAATATTCAAACAAATGGAATCAGGTGGATTTCAAACACCATTCTTCTTTGGAGGTTCTCAAGTACCAATTGAACTCGATCATACAATTGGTTCGGGTATTAAAACACCATATGTCAGTCACATGCATCACATGAAGTGTTTGAATGCACAAAATAGAGGAACAGGATTAACTGTTCAAAAGAATCATAAAATTTATTTACCTAAATATATGAGTAGTATTTCCAAATAAATAAGATTTTTCTAAATAACTAAAAAGAATTATAAAACATTATTATTATATAGAAATAATAAAAATGTTCGTATTAGTTTTTAATCAGTCAAATTTAGTTAATGATGGTCAAAACAACAAACTTGTATATAAGTTTCCTAATTCAGTAGTACTCAAAGACAAATATGTTGCTGTCTCAAGTATTTCCATGTTTTACAGTTGGTTTAACATCACATCTAATTATAATAATAATTTAATTACATACACATGGACCGCTCTTGGTGTTACTACAACATACAGTGTTGTAATCCCAAATGGTTTATATGAAATAGCAGAACTAAATAACTTCTTTCAATTTACAATGATACAAAACGGTACATATTGGATAACATCAACTGGTTCTAATGTATACCCTTTCGAAATCCTTGTTAATCCTACAAGATACGCCATCCAATTAAATACATACCTTGTCCCTACTGCTTTACCTGTTGGTGCAACTGTTCCTGGTAACTTTCCTGGATGGCCAACTGTTACGCAGAATCCAGTAGTTACTTTCCCGGCTTCATTTAATATAATCGTTGGATATCCATCTGGATTTATATCTAATACTAATCTTAATAATGCATATGTACCACCATCACCAACTGCTAGTAACAATTATGTTGCCAAAACTGCAGCCGGAACACTAAGTTATCTTTCCAATGTAGCCCCGCAAGTCCAACCTAATAACACTGTACTTCTTTCGTTGTCCAACATCAACAATCCTTATTCTCAACCATCAAGTATTATTTATAGTTTGAATCCAGCTGTTGCAGTAGGTGAACAGATCTATCAAACTCCTCCTAATTTCATGTGGAACCGCATGATTGATGGAACATATAACGAAATGAGATTAACCTTCTTGGGAAATGATTTACAACCTTTACCTATTGCTGATCCTAATATGACTATCCTTCTAACAATTAGGGACCGTGACGAGGGTTTTCTCGCCGGAAAATAAGTATAAAATATCTCCAAAAATCCAAAAATTCCAGAAAAACGAGGGTTTCTGAAACTTGTTCTAGTATTATATTCTCATGAACACTTTATAAAAATAGCTATATTATTGGAATAATTAGAATATTGGAATTAATATTATTATATATAAACATTAAACTATATATATAATAATATGAATAACTTAGAAGATAGTAATTATATAAATAGATTATATGATGAAATGAGTATGGTACGCAACACATTAATGAATGATTTGAAAAATGATAAAGAATGTGTGAAGGAAAGAATTATTAACCAAAAAATAGCTTGTATTGATAATATTCTAAAAAATATTCTAAAATATAGAAATATTAATACAAAAGAGAAACTAAAAGCAGATCTTTGAACATTAAATATTTATAATAGTTTAAAAACATATTATCAAATTATATAATAATATCAATGGTTTATAATAATGTATCATTTCATAAATTACCTTTCACCAATGCAAAGGTTAGACCTCATCTGTCTAGAATCTCATATGCTGGAACTGGTATGGGTTCTGTTCTATTGAGAACTGCAGGTGGAGGAGCCGGGTCATCGTATTCCGATATGGATGACTATATCAGAACTACAGGAATTAATCCTTATAAAAGGTCAAGTGTGACACAACCATCAGGTGAAGGACTTAAATCTTTGACATCAAAACTTAGTAACCTTTCAATCATTCCTGATAAAAACAGAAAGAAGAAAATAACTATGAGTTTCTAAAATAACTATGTCATTCTAGACATAAATTCTAGAATATAATTAACGATTTATATATAATATTTAAATTTTAGCTAATACTATTTAAAAATTAGGATTCGTTAATATATAATAAATAAAATTATGTCTGATAAACTAGTATTCGATTTAGCCAGTGAAGTAGAAGGATCACCTTCTGTATTCGTTCGAAAAGATTGGCTTAATATTCTTGATAACCAAAACCAAAACTACAATAACAATCAAAGTATTATTGATACATCACAACTTTCCAACTCCAATAAATATATGAGCTATCGCGAAGCATACCTTAGCATCCCGTTCTTAATTTCATTAGGCACTATCACAAACAGTATCACTGGTGCATATGCAGATCCTTATTTTAAACCCGATACATCAACACAATCGGCAGATTATGGTATTGGGCTTAAAAATTGGTTTGGTCAAATCATCCATTCATTCACTTTGGATTACAACGGAACTACAATTATTCAACAGACTCCATATATTAATATGTGGAATTCATTCAAGCTAATGACATCTCTATCACTCGATGATATTAATACTCAAGGTGCTACCATCGGTTTTTATCCAGATGATGCTACTTCATGGCAATTTTCACAACCTGTTGCTGGTACTATTACATCATTTGGACAAGGTGTTTGTAATAATTCAAACTCTATGTATTTTACTGATGTATATGGTCATTTTAATAACTTTAATTCAGGATTTGGAAATGATGGATTTCTTGCAAGACAAAAATTAATTAATTTTGATCCAGACGGTAAAGTAGATATAACAACAAATGCAGGTCTTCAGATCGCTGGTACAGCATCATATGGATCTCTTTTACAAAATGGATCAACCACATTAAATAATGTATGGAAATCATATATATTTAATAAACGTAATCAAACAGTGGCTGGAACAGATGGAAGATTACAGATTCAAGTAGTCGCTACTGTATATTTAAAGCATATACATAGTTTTTTCAATATGTGTCCGTTATTAAAAGGTGTGTTTATGAAAATGACAATGAATTTAAATAATACAACTACAACATTCAGGACTACAGTTACAGGATCTGCTGCCAATGTTGTTACAACTACATCATTGCTATGCCAAACTGTATCTAATCCATTAGGTGGAGTTAATCCTTTGATGATTGCATCTACAAATACTGGTGCTGCTCCATCTTCTTTAACAAACGGTGGTCTTGGTTTATGCGCTGGACCTCCATCTGCTGTTGGTACTGCTACTATTTCATACAGATTAAATATTTCAGTTGGTGCAAAATGTCTCGATAGTACACTTAAAACAAACGGTGCTGGTGATGGATCCTTATCTCAATCTGTATATCTATATATCCCTGCATATACTTTTAATCCTGTATTTGAACAAGCTTATTTGTCATCACCTGTTAAACAAATTAAATATACTGATGTATATCAATATCAAGTTATAAATGTTTCGGCTGGAAATATGTTTAATAACTTATTGACAAATGGAATTGCCAATGTAAAATCCGTGCTAGTATTACCGTTCTATTCTACTAGTGGATCTACTGTCCTTCCTGTAAGTTTAGGTGGAACTAATTTTAGCGTAAATACAGGTTTTATAGATGGTACTCCTGTATGGCAATCACCTTTTGATACCGCTGGAACTGGTACTACTTCACCTTTGTGTTACTTATCTAACTTCAATATTCAAGTATCTGGTCAAAATGCTATTTATAACACTGAAAGATATAACTTTGAACAATTTAACAACCAACTTTATGGACAAAATGCCGTTAATGGTGGTCTTACTGACGGTATTACTTCTGGTCTTATTGATAGACAAAAGTTTGATATGGCTTACTCGTATTACTATGTTAATGTTGAGCGTATGTTACCTGTCGAGATGTCCGTTCCCAAATCTATTCAAATACTTGGTCAAAACTTATCATCTAAAATTCTTGATCTATATTGCTTTATTGAATATGGCGTGGAAGTGTCGATTGATGTATTAACTGGGGCCCGCGTCTAAATGAGGGTATTATCAAAACATCAATTTAATTTAATTTGAACTTAATATTTTTATTAACAATAAAATAAAATATTAATTCCAACTTTTTTTATTTATCTAATTATAAAGATATAAAAACAAGCCTTATTTATATTGTAATATTATGCATATTGTTACTATTGGAGCAAGTCCTACTCAGCTAAGTAAGCTTAGAAATGGACATAACGTTAGAATTAAAAAAGGAACTGGATTTAATCTTATTGTCCATCCTAATAACTATCATTTGATTAGTCATGCTTTTGCTAAAAATAAAGGTATTGAAGTAAAATTATCACCAGAAGAAATTGAAGCAAACAGAGGTGTATCACCAGAACAACACACTGCACTTCAAGAAACACAACCAGAGATGGCAGGTGAAGGTATCTTTGGTAAGAAAGTTGATAAACTACTTAAAAAAGGTGGTGTCAAAAAGATTGCTTACCAAGTTGGTGATGTTGCCAAACCATACGTTAAAAAAGCAATTAATGAAGGACTTACATTGGGGTCAGAAGCATTGTCAGCATATGCGCCTGAACTCGCACCTGTTCTTCCTATCGCTACTTCTAAACTTTCAGGATTGGCTAATAATTATCTAGACAATCCGGGTAAATATCAAGGTAAAGGATTAAGAAGAAGAAGTACTGGAAGTTTAGCTGGTTCTACTGCTAGAGCGAGAGCAATGGAAGCAAAGAATAGAGATCTAGGAACTAACTACGATTATATGAATAGATCCGGTATTCATGAGTTGGATGCTTCTCAAGCATCAGCTGATATGAGTAGTAGTTCTATTGGCGCTCGTCGTGGACTCATTCCTCAAGAAGGTTTGATGGGTAGTGGTCTAGGTGGACGACTTGGACGTCGCGAACACGGAAGTATTGGACGTGGTGCTGGTATGATTCATTTTTTACCACCGGCTCTCATCTCTCAACCACTTAGTGCTAATTTCCAGATGTCACATTTTTTACCTGTTCAATTTCAAAAATATAACGATGGTCCGGGCATGGTGATTGGTTCTGGAATTGGTGCTGGTATTGGTGCTGGTATTGGTGCTGGACTTTACGGTGGTGGTTTTGGGTATGGTTTGTATACTCATTAATAATAAAAATTAATAATTCCAATATTCTAATTATTCCAAAAATATAGCTATTTTTATAAAGTGTTCATGAGAATATATTACTAGAGTAAGTTTCAAAAACCCTCGATTTTCTGGAATTTTTGGATTTTTGGATTTTGAATAAATAATGGTTTCTATTTTTATATTATAATACTTAAAAATATAATATAATATATATATAATAAAATAAATGTCACTAACAGATTCCCAGATTATAGAATTAGCTCGTAAAATGTCAGTCCCATTAGCGGAAGTATGTTTTAAAGATGAACTCGAATCACCATTAGAATTTAATAAATGTTATATCATCAACATCGAAGATAGTATCGATGAAAATGGTTATCCTAATGACGGAACACATTGGGTATTCCTTCAAAATAATAAATATCCAAACAACAAAATTGAATCTATCTACTTTGACCCATATGGAAAACCGCCGCCTGAAAATGTCAAGAAAATTGTGAAGCAAACAACAAAGCAACAAGGTTTGCCATTTACAGAGGTCGACATTCAGTCCCTTATGAATAATGCGTGTGGGTTCTACTGCCTAGCAATCGGACACTTCATAAATGCGTCTCAGTATAGAAGTGGAGACCTATATTCCGATGTGAATTGCTTCTTGGAAATGTTCGACGATTTGAACAAATCTGTGGACTTTAAAAAGAACGAATATATTTTAAAACATTTCTTCCGTAGCGCAGACCCATCTTTGAGAAAGGAAATCGACGTTATTAAACCAGTGGATAGTATCACATCAGAAGATACTAAAGGCGGAATTGATGGATTTAGAATTCCTGTAGATATCAAATATAATAAATAATATATACAACTTAAAGAGATATTATTATATATACATATTAAAGATATGGATAATTCCGAACCAAAAGAAATTATTGTCAAATATTCATCATACACCGATGCTCAGCGTAAAGCTACGCAAAAATATAGGAGCAATAATAAAGACAAGGTAAATGAACAACGTAAAAAATATTACAGGTTAAGAAAAGAAGCTGACCCTTCGTTCTTGGAATATAAAAGAACCAAAGCTAAAGAATACTATCTTCGTAAGAAGGCTTCATTGGCTAGTTCAAATAAAATCGATTTTATTGATGAAGTAAAAGCTTGTGAACCGGAAGAAGTTAAACTCCCCGAACCTGTTGTCGATGAAGTCAAACCGGTTGTTGTCGAAGTGGAAATTAAACCAGAAGTCATTGAATCAAAACCAAAAAAATCTAAAAAATCAAAGAAAGTTCTAAACGTCTAAAAAAATATTCAAAATTAATAACTACATGTATATAACATAATAAAGTCCTTATCAAAGGCTTTTATTATTGTCATCTATTCTAAAATCCGAAAATAAAAAACATATTTTTTTCCATATGTGTAATCATCGTGAAAATTTAAATTATATTTTCCAAAATATGAATCCATATATTCAAGATGTATAACTATGTAATACTGTATAATTATCAATATCAATCTCAGTAAAATTATACATCAGTTTACATCATTACTTTCAACTATATAATGATTAGTAGTATATGTAAGATTATGATTATTTGCATTTCTACGATGATAATCCATCGAAATAGCACAAATAAGTTCATTAGTTAATGATAATATAGTTCTGTAACATCGACATATCATATTGTTATCCTTTTAATATTAATTTACTACACTCATTTTACATTGTAAAACCTTTCTTAAGTTCAAATTTACTTCGTAAATTCGAATCAAAGAAAGGTTTTACGGGCATGTCAATGAGCGTAGTAAATATTAATATTAAGGATATGAACAATATTAAAATGTCTGATGTAGTCAGAACTAATATTGAATCATTAACTAATGAACTTATTTGTGCTATTTCGATGGATTATCATCGTAGAAATGCAGATAATCATAATCTTACATATACTACTGAATCTCATTCAGTTGAACGTAATGTTGAACAAAAACTGATGTATAAGTTTACTGAGATTGATATGGATAATTATACAGTATTACATAGTTATACAACTTGTATATATGAAAGGCTTCATACATTAGAAGCAATATATAAGTTAAAATTATATGTCACGATTTCTGACATGAATATGGAAAATGAAAAAGGTTTTTTAGTATCTGATATAGTAGAGATTCAGATGACAAAAAAAGGAAAACCTAAAAAACAGGGATTATTTAGTATCCTAAAAAAAGGATTCTTTTGGTAAAACTTAAAATTAAAATTTAAATTTCTATAATATATTATTATTTATATTTATTAATTTTATTTACAGAATATAATTCTAATTTTTAATTTTACTTTTTTATTTACAGAATATAATTCTAATTTTAAATTTTAATTTTATTTTACAGAATTTAATTCTATAATTTATTATTTATTTTATTTATTATTTTTATTT